ATTTCTACTGCACTGATTTGGATGTCACCTGAGAATGTAGGTTGTACCATTCTATCTAATGTTGAGGCAGATGCGTTGTAAACGAGCATCTCTACTGCATTAACCCCAAAGTCCTCATCAAAGGACGTGTTCCCCATGTTTTGAGGAGTGTATTTGTTTTGACTGGCTGGACGATTAAGTGCCATAATGTTTTATTCCACTATAAATTTTATCATTGTCCATTAAAAATCTCATATAATTAGCTATCACACTTATCTTTACAACGGGGCGCTCTTCTTTTTTCATGTTAGTTATCTTTTCGACTCCCTTTAAGGCTTCTTTGACTGCGGTAAGGCTGTTGGCTATCTCACCGGATTTAATTTTATCTTGTAAGTATCTTTCAATCATTGTTACTTCGGTCTCAAAGCCTCCATTAGGGTCTTGCCATGTATCTCCTAAGTTAAAGTAATCTACTGAGAATGGTTTGGCATGTTCTGCCTCATAATCCATAAAAGGCACTTCAATGTCATGATTGCCTGTATTTGAGGCTTCTTTGGCAACATCAGGGGTACTTACTTGTGAAGTCGGTTCTACTTTGGTTCTAAATACTGTATCACTCATGTCCAAATATCCTTTCATACTGGTTTGGTTCCCAGTGAATGCCTAAGGTTAATAACTCTCCTCTGTTTTCCTTTCCTATTCTGCCCCCTCTATGTTTTACCATTGTATCTCTAATATCGGTTGCATTGTCTATATTTCCTTTCCTAGTTTCTTCAACAAGCCTTTCTCTAGCTTGGCGAGTCCACGTATCCCCTTGTTCACGCCTAATCTTCTCACCCGCTGTCTTAGCCAGTTGAACTTCTGTCGGATTAGATGACTTAAGTCCTTTTTCAATTGTTTTAATGTCATGTTTTCTTGTATTTAACATTTTCTCCTAATTATCCTTTCTTGACTCCCCTGCTAGGGATGCAGGGGAAATCAAAAATTACCTTTATGAAAGGGCGAACCTTGCACACAAAGCCCAATTTGAATTGAGTAACTTTGTTGCGTAGCTTCCTGCCCAAGACACGAAGGTTACTCTTCCTACCGGTGAATTTGAATCCACCTGGTTTGGAAGAATATAGAGTTTTGGTTGATCCGTTGCCAAATCAAATACTCCGAATGCGTTGTCTCCATGTACGTAGGTATAGAACCTAACGACTGTAGAGGCTGCGCTTGAGGCTGCTTCGTCCGAATAGGTTGCGCCTATTCCTGACATGTAGTCATTATTCAAGAGCCATCTAACTTGATACAGTTCTCCCATCTCTCCTTTGTAAAGTCCACCGACATCCGAATACTCTTTAGCTGCTATCCATGTGGAATCGCCGATTAAATTGTACTTGGAAATTGGATCTGTTTTACCAATAAACATTCCGTCTTTATAAGTGGGGGCTTTATTAAGCTCCAACTTTTTGACCATCTGTCTAATGTCACAGGCATCCAATGTGTCTCCTGCCGCAAACGTATCTGCGGTGTGTCCATTACCATAGTAAGACGCTCCGTTCCTTAGTTCGTTTCCGACTAAACGGTTAAGTGTCTCTCCCATGTTTTGACCAACTAACTCCACCTTTTCCTTCATTGAACTATCAATTGAGATAGTCGTAAGAAGTTTCGAATGGGTTGTAATCAAACCGTACTCTGACAAAGTCATTGTCACGGTTGATGCGTTAATCTTGCAAGTTTCCGGATTGGATGCCTCTCCCAAAGGAGAAGTTACAATCGTAAGCGGATTATATCTTGTAAAATTGACGGCTTGCCCATTGTTTGCTGGGTGGGTTCTAAGTTGACCTCCTTCTTTAAGCACTAACTCATACTCGGCACGTGCCAAGAACACCTTTTCGTAATATGTCATTACTTCGGGTGCCAAGGTCGTTGTCAAGCCTGTGTTTGCTCCCTGTCCACTAATTCCTGCTCCAGTTGCTGCCATAAATTATTCACCTCCGATCTACGCTATGCCTGAACAATCCCTAAATCCTGTTCAAGTTCTGCTATTGATTTCTCGTTAGCAGCTTTCTCTGGTTTGCGTATAGATGTTGGTCTTAAAGCGGCTTCTGAAACTTGTTTAGCAATATTCTCAGTTGCCTGTCCAACCTCTTTGGATACCGCTCCTTTATAGAGTTTCATCTGTCTATCAACAAACTTGCTTACAGATGCTGTATACGGTGCTTGCTTTACGTAAGCCTCCGTAGACTCGGTTATCGTATCGGACAACTCCTTATTAAAGCTCTCATTCTCTGGGTCAAGCTCAGCGTACTTTCTGATTACAGATTGTGCTTCATTGTTAATCCTAGTGATAGCTTCCTGCTGTTTACCCCGTAATGTTACGATGGCATCGGCTCTCTGCAAGATTTTTGCTTCTCTGGCCTGTAATCTCTTATCAAGCTCAGCAGCATCAATCTCTTCACCTGGACTGACAATCGGCTCATTAACTTGAGGTTCTACTATTTGATTAGGTTCTACTGAACCTGTAATTTCCTCAAGCCTGTCAGATAGTGACTTCGCTTTCTCCTCGGCTTCATTCGCTCTTGCCTCAGCCGCCTTGGCTTTGGTGTTGAGTTCCTGTACCCTTGCCTGAAAACCTTTTTTAGGTGCTTCCTCTGTTTCCGTTGTTTCTTTAGGAGCCTCTTCTGCCGAAGTGGCCTCTTTCTCAACAACTTCCTCAGGAACCGTCTCTTCAGATACCGGCGTAGCATCAAGGTTTGGTTCTACTACCTCCTCGTTTAGCGCCTTTGGTGTATCATTCATCATGATTTCACCTCCTTTCCTCCACACCTGTAAGTAATGTGAGAATACTTCGGCTAAAATGCCTAATTCTAAGTAGTCCTGCCCTTCTACTTAGAGGTAGACCCTCTAGCTTTTAAGATAGGTTGACCCTTGTCGTTTAGCCCTATCATCAACTTATTATTTCCTATATAAGTTGCGTGTTCTATTTCACAACTGGTACACACTAAATATGGTCCTCTTTGACGCCATTCGTGATACTCTTTCGGCTTAAACTCAAAGTCCGGCTTATTAAAGTCAAGTATCTCTGTCTCAAAGTTATCTTTCTCTTCTTGTTTTTCATCATTCATTCTCACAGATTTCCCTAGCATCATTAACCTTGTTCTGAACCTTTTTGATAATCTCTTTAGTCATAATCAATATCATTGCGTTCTTGCCTATCTCTTCAAAAGATAATCCTTCCTTGACTGCACCAGCGTTGACATCTTCTAACTCTTGTATTTGTCTGTCTATAAAATCATTTAATACCCTCCAACCACTAGACTCTGACATCTTGTAAAGTGCAATCTCCTCTTCTGATGCACCTTTCTTTTCAACTTCAACATCTTTCTTAGTTAAAGGTACATTAAACCCTGGTCTTAGTGCTTGTTTCATGGTTGACCTCCCATAGGATTAGATGGTTCTTGCGGTGGCATCTGCGGCATAGGAGGTTGGGGTTGCCCTTGCCCTCCAGGTTGAGCCGGAATCTGATTCATATTCTGCCCTCCTGACTGCATATTTTGCAGGATGGTCTGGAATTGTGAATTAGACTGTTGGATAGTGTTATCTACCTTTTCCTTATCTGTCATTTCTTCTAGGATTTTATCCCAGTCCTGAATACCTGATTGTGCAATTATTCTTTTGATAGCTTCACCGAAGTGAAAGTTGAATCCGTCTTGCTTTAGGTCATTGACAAAAGAGTTTCCACCTTGAGGTAATTGACTCTTTAAGTACATATCTACAAACATGGCTAGATTATCTTGTTGACTCTTCTGGTCGTTTACATAGGTTGAACCAGGAACTATCTCATAATCATAGATAATTGAACCTGTCTGACTTTTCTTAATAGTTAGTTTACCCGTCCTTTCATCATACATATCAACTATCTCAGGATAACTTCTGGATAACTCTTTAATCTCTTCATCAAATAGTCGAATGGTGATAGCACTTGACTGCCTTTTGCTTATTAAATTGACCATCTTCTTCATGACCTTTTTAAGATATTGCTCCATGTAGAATCTATCAGCATTATCTCGTGTGTTTTCTCTTTGGGCTTGCATTTGTAAGGCTCTTGGTGTCTTACCCATTGTTGCGTCAGTCTGAGTGCTAACTGTGGTGTCTGAAGTACCAAACATGTTTAATAAAGAGGCATTGGCCATATTTTGTGTATTATTAAATGTTGCTATACCTTGAGGCGTTAGATTTATAGTTGATGCAGCGTTTTGTACAGGCCCCTGACCACTTCTCATCATCCATTTAGCAGCAGGAGTGTATTTAATTGAGCTTTCAGCCGCTACTTGGTCTTTATTTATCATTACCGGAGGAAAGATAGACATCTTGACAGCCCTTGTATATAAATTCCAGTTAGAATTGACCACTTGTTGCATTGAGCCACCTCTTTCCATGTCACCCATACCCATGAAGTCATCTAATAGAGGAATAGAGTATTTACAATCTATCGGAAGTTCCCCATTATCATGAGGATTGTCCATATCCCTTAATACTTCATCAGCATCAACTACATAATCAACCCACCTATCTCTTTCAAATTGGCTTAATACTTCAAAATAGCCCTTGCCCTTGGCCACATCGTTGCTTGAGTATTCAACTTCTTCTCGCTTTGACTTATCACTTGAACTTCTATTTTGTTTAGAACCGGATAAGTCCTTCAACTTACTTACTATCTTACTTAGGTTCTTGATATTCTTTTGTTTGTCTAAGTTTTCAAAGAAGGATATAGGCCTCCATGACCTAGTAATCACAAAGTCTGAATCTTCCAATGAAACAGCTCCTACTTGAGGAAAGACATCACGTATGTTTAAGAGCCATACGTCAGGTCCCATGTATCCGTTGGGTTTGACATCCCAGTCAGTCAGAGTAAAGAAGTTTCCATAGATGTTTGAGTAGAGGTCAACCATACGCATCTTAGACAAGAAGTCAAATTGTGCATTAGCATTAGCCAGGACATACTTTTCAAGGACTAAGTTCATCAAGGAAGTTGCCCCTATATCATTCTTACTGATAGGTTTTACTTTACCCATAGGCAGTTGCGCCATAACTCTATAAGACCTCTCTAAAACTAAAGTTGATAGTTTAGGGTCGAAGATTTGATTAGGAGTTTCTAAAGATACCGCATC